AGAAATTCAAATCAGAAGACAACTAAGACAATGTGGCGACTGCACAAAATGTTGCGAAGGTTGGTTAGCGAATGAAATACATGGACACTTTACATGGCCTGGTAAAAAGTGTCAATTTGTAGAAACTGGAACTGGTTGTTCGATATATGAAGATCGTCCTGAAACTTGCCAAAGATTTGAATGTGAATGGTTAAAAAATTATGATGTGCCTGCTTGGCTTAAACCAAATAAGAGTAATGTTATTTTGAGAATGAAGTATCTTGATAACATAAAATATTTGGAGATAATTGAAGCTGGTGAAAAATTAAGCGCTGAAGTTTTATCGTGGGCTCTTTCTCTTATCGTTAAAAAAGAGATTGAAAATATAAAGTATCAAATAAGTGGTGGCTGGTGTTATTTCGGCACAGAAGAATTTTATAATGCAATTAGGAAAAACTTTGATGCGTCCCAAATTCATTGAAGCATACATGAAGACTGCTGAAACTTTTGCTAAGTTATCTTCAGCTCGCAAACTTCATGTTGGCGCAATCATCGTAAAGGATGATAGAATCGTTTCAATTGGTTACAATGGTATGCCTTCTGGTTGGGACAATAATTGTGAAACAATGGTATCAACCAGTCCTTGGCCCGCAGAACAAGGTGATTATGAAAACATTACTTATGAGTTGAAAACCAAACCTGAGGTTCTTCATGCTGAAACAAATGCTATCGCAAAGTTAGCTAAGTCTACAGAATCAGGTGATGGTGCTGCAATGTTTATTACACACGCACCCTGTTTAGAATGTGCAAAACTCATTTATCAGAGTGGCATAAATTCTGTATACTATCGAAATGCATATCGTAATGAAGATGGTGTGGAATTTTTAAATAAGTGTAACATAGCAGTAAATAAAATTTAACAAGGAGAAAAAATGAAAACTGTTGGTGAAAAACTAGAACCATTTGTAGTAACTGGTGTTAATCCAGGTAGTGATAAATTTTTTGATATTACAGAAAAATCTTTTGAGGGTAAGTGGAAAGTTATTGTCTTCTATCCTAAGGACTTTACTTTCGTATGCCCTACAGAGATTGTTGCTTATGATAAACTCTTCCAAGATTTTGCTGATCGTGACGCTGTTCTACTTACAGGTAGCACAGACAATGAATTCTGTAAACTTGCTTGGCAAAAAGCACATCCTGACCTAGCAAAAATTAGCCACATTCAATTTGCTGACACTCAGCGTGATTGGGATAAATCTTTGGTGCAACAACTTGGTGTATTCTTTGATCCTGCTGGTGCAGCTCTTCGTGCTACTTTCATTGTTGATCCCTTCAATATGATTCAACACGTTACTGTAAACAACCTCAATGTTGGCCGTTCACCTGAAGAAACTCTTCGTGTTCTTGATGCTCTTCAAACTGGTGAGCTTTGTGCCTGCAATCGAACAGTTGGTGGAGAAACACTATAATGTTTGAATGTCTCATCTTGGGTGATAGCATTGGCGTTGGAACTGCTAACTATCGTAAAGAATGCACAAGCTACAGCATTGGTGGTTACAACACTTGGCAATGGAACAAAAAGTTTTCTAACAATGCCTTAGTTGCAAAATCTGTGATTATCAGTCTTGGCACCAATGATCACAATGGTGTCAATACTTTTAAAGAGTTGGAAACTATGAGAAGGCGGGTAGACGCTGAGCGTGTTTTTTGGATTCTTCCGCCTTGCAATGCTAAGTTTTGTAAACCTAATGTGAATGAAATAGTTGAAATCATAGCAAAGAACTATGGTGATGTTATTGTAAAAACAGATCGGTTGCAAGCAGATGCTATTCATCCAAGTTGGGCTGGTTACAAAGAACTTGCGGAGAAAACTAAATGAGTTGGGTCGATAATATAAAAGAAGCTCTACCTGATTATGCTAAAGATACCAGGCTAAATCTTGATGCGGTTCTGAGCCGAAGCACCTTGCCTGGTGATGTTGCAATGGGATGTGCCTTAGCAGCTGCAATGATGACTGGCAATGGTAAACTAGTGTCGTTCATTCAAACTGGTATGCATGAGAGTGGAGCAGAATACAGTTCTGCTTTAACTGCTGCCGCAATTATGGCTCAAAATAATGTATGGTACCCTTATGTTGAGATGACTGGAGATGAAAACCTCAAAGGTCTTCCTGCTCAGTTGCGTATGAATGCTATTGTGAATCATGGTGGTACCACGAAACTGCGCTTTGAATCATTCTCTTTGGCAGCATCGATTGTTGGTAAATGTCATTTTTGCGTTAAGGCACATTATGATACTCTGAAAAAAGAAGGTATGACAGTTGAACAGTTGCGAGACATTGGTCGTATTGCTGCGGTAATTAATTCAGTAGCTAAGGTCTTGAATTCATAAGTATATAAAAGACGGAGATTTATTATGTTGATCTTGCCAGATAATATGATTGGTAAACCTGTTGGTTTTACTTGTTCGACCTTTGATTTGCTTCACGCTGGGCATATTCTTATGCTTGCTGAGTCTAAATCGGTCTGTGACTATTTGATTGTTGGTCTTCAAAGTGATCCGACAATTGATAGGCCTGATACGAAAAACAAACCAGTTCAAAGCATTGTTGAAAGATATGTGCAACTTTCTGCTGTAAAGTTTGTTGATGAGATTGTTGTTTATGATACAGAGAAAGACCTTGAAGACCTTTTGATGTTCTTGCCTATTACCATGCGTATTCTCGGCGAAGAGTATGAGGGTAAAGAATTTACAGGCAAGAAGATTTGTGATGACAGAGGTATCAAATTGTTTTATAATTCTCGCAAGCATCGTTTTAGTTCTTCTGAATTGAGAACTAGAACCTATCAGTCTGAATTGATTAAAAGGAACATATCGTAATGAATCCATTTGCCGACCAAGAAAGATTTATGACTGCTTGTGAGCAAACAGTCAATAAGTATAATAGTGACCAGTATGACCTCTATAGAGAGTTAATTGCTGAAGAAGTTTCTGAGCTAAATGATGCATATGTGCAGAATAATAGAACAGAACAACTTGATGCTTTGATTGACATCCTTGTTGTAACTATTGGTGCTATTCACAGTTTGGGTGCTGATGCTGAAGGTGCCTGGAAAGAAGTTATGCGAACCAACTTTGCTAAAATTGATCCAGTTACTGGCAAGGTTCGTAAGCGTGATGATGGCAAGGTGCTGAAGCCAGAAGGATGGCAACCACCTGATTTGAGTAAATATGTTTAAAGGAGAAAAGATGAACATTCGTGAACTCGCAAAGAAAATGGCCGTTGAAAACAAGTTGCCGAGGGCTGAAAAGTATGACCTTGTGCTTCGTGAATTCGATAGCATGGTCGAGTTGGTTGGATATGTGCAGGATCCAAATTACGATATGAAGGACTTTGAGGGAAGAGAAATGCTTTTCCCGAAAAGATGGGTAACTTTGGGAGTTTTTCCCGATGACATGAGGGTGAGCGTATGACAGAAGTTAAACTTGTAACATTAAAAACCAACCACACTTTGGTTGGTGAAGTTGATTGTAATGATGATAATTCAATTACAATCAAACAACCACTTCAAGTGGTCATTCAACCAGGCAAAGATGGCACTTCTGGTGTGATGTTTGTTCCTTTTGTTGAATATTCAGTTGAATTTAAAACTGGTTTCAAGTTGTCAATGGATGATATTTTGTTTGTTAGTAATCCGGTAAAAGAAATTGAAGATAACTATCGGCAATTATTCAGCCGAATTCAAATTGCCTCTGCTCTTCCAAAAATGTGATATACTTATTGAATGAAATATTACACAAACATTTCCATACAAGGCAACAACATTCTGTATCGAGGTGTCAATAACGGTCGGCGAGTCAATAAGAAAATTGAATACTCGCCGACTTTGTTTTTGCAATCTAACAAGAACACAGAATGGAAATCATTGTTTGGTGAAAGACTAGAAGCAAAGCGTTTCGAAACGATTCGTGATGCTCGTGAATTTATCAAACGATATGATGAAGTCGAAAACTTTAAAATCTATGGCAATGACCGCTTTGAATATGCGTTTATTGCTGATGAGCATCGTGGGCAAATTGAATGGGACATTAAGGAACTTTCAATCGTCATCATCGACATTGAAGTTGGTTCTGAGAATGGTTTTCCTGATCCCTATAAGGCAACAGAACCTATCACAGCTATCTCTGTTCGTCAGTTAAACGGCGGCATTACTGTCTATGGTTGTGGTGATTATGAAAACAATGACTCAAATGTTTCTTATATCAAATGCAAGGATGAATGGACTCTTTGCAAAACTTTTCTGAAAGACTGGCAAAACAATTATCCTGATGTTGTCTCTGGTTGGAATATCGACTACTTTGATATTCCATATATTGTCAATCGATTCAATCGTATTCTTGGTGAAGATGAAACCAGAAAACTTTCACCGTGGAATAATGTGTGGGAGAGATCGTTCGTACATAAAGGCCAACAAAAGAAGGTCTACAATATGACCGGTATCTCGGCTCTTGATTATATTGAGTTGTATCGTTGGTATGCTCCTGCTGGTAAATCACAGGAATCCTATTCACTGAATCATATTACAAGCGTTGAACTAAATGAATCAAAAATATCCTATGATGAATACGACAACCTCCACCAATTGTATAAGCTCAACTATCAAAAATTTATTGAGTATAACATCAAAGATGTGGAACTTGTCATCAAACTTGAAGACAAACTTAAACTCATCGAACTAGCCTTAACTCTAGCCTATGACACAAAAACTAACTACGAAGATGTATTTGCACAAACTTGTATGTGGGATTCGCTCATCTATTCGTATCTCTTGGAGAAAAATATTGTTGTCCCGCCTAAAGAGATACAAAGGAAAGATTCGGCGTTTGAGGGTGCCTATGTAAAAGATCCTCAAGTTGGTATGCATAATTGGGTGGCTTCATTTGACTTAGATAGTCTGTATCCACACCTGATGATGATGTACAACATATCTCCTGAAACTTTGGTTGAGAGAGATGATTACACGGATGAAATGAGAAGAATCATTATGGATGGAGTATCCGTGGAAAATCTCCTGGCTCAAAAAGTAAAAACTAACGCTATAAAAGATGTAACTATCACACCGAATGGTCAGTTCTTTCGTACCAACATTCAAGGCTTTTTGCCAAAAATGCTTGAAGAAATGTATGAAGATCGGAAGAAATTTAAGAAATTGATGCTTAAATGCAAACAAGAATATATTGATGAGAAAGATCCAAGAAAGAAAGAAGAAATTGGCAAGTTAGTTGATCGTTACAATAACCTGCAACTTGCAAAGAAAGTTTCTTTAAACTCTGCTTATGGTGCTCTAGGTTCTCAGTACTTTCGTTTTTACGATTTGAGAATGGCTTTGGGTGTTACGCTGGCGGGTCAGTTGTCTATTCGTTGGA